AATGTCTTGATTCCATCTTTGTAACCTACTTTAAATTCATCAATTACAGTCCCTTTGTACTTCTTTTTACCTGCCATATCTTTAGATTTTAATTTCTCTTAAACAATTATCATTTAACGAGATTTGTATTGTTAATTTAATTGCGTCCCAAATATCAGAAAATCCGCTTTCGTTTCCTTCGGTATCATCTGAATAGTTTGGAAATTTAGTAATTGTAAACTCTTGGTTAAATGTTAGAATATTAGCAACAGTAAAAACATCTATTACATTATCCAATAAAGGATAAAGAACTGGTTTATACGTGCTACTCAACCTTTCAGCGTTCAACATTTCAGAGTTGGTCTCTACTGCTAAAATAAGCGATAAAGAATCAACATCTACTCTGTTTCTGTTTCTATGGTTTTCTTCATAAGGCATATCTAACCAAATCAAAGGATAATTAGTTTTTTGTGTCGATTGCTTAAAAAAAGCTAAAAGCTCTTTTTGGTCTCCCGACTTAAAAACAGGCTTAAAAGAATCAACTCCAACTACATGCGCAGGCAAGTAATCAAAAATTGCTTTTAATCTATCCTCAACGATTATGGTTTTTCTACCTATCATTATATACCAAACTGATTTACAAGTTCATCCCAATAACTAGGAGTGAAATTTGGATATGTATCTTCAGTTACATTATTCATATCTTTAATAAATTGATATAAACTAACTTCAGAAGTATTATTGTAAAAATCTATTCCAAATCCAAATGTTCCTCTCAATACTACGCCCTTTGTCTCTCGACCTTGAATAGCCTCAACCATTTCCCTCATCGCTAAAGTTACTTTTTGTGCAGGACTTCTTTCCTCCACATTTCTCCCTTTAGGTTGAGCGTGTCCGACTCCTGTTCTAAATACATCGTAATTCTGTTCATAATTAATGTAAACAAAATTTGCTAAAAAACTAACATCCGGCTCTGTTGCAGTAGGTTTGGACTTATATCTAATTCCTCTCCATTGTACAGCTTCTCCTGCTGAGTTAGTGTATGTTTTGCCATTTAGCAATTCATTCCACTTTTCATCAGCACCAAGCTTTAATCCGTTAGCTTGTGTTTTATCTAAAACAGCCTCAAATTCTAAGAAAAGAGGTAATCCTAAGCATTTAACCAGACAAATACGTTCATATTTATAAATAAAATCTTCTAACTCTGCTGAAACAGTTGTCACATCTGATGTAATAGACGGTTTAGCATGAGGTATATAAACGTTATTCTTGTAATATGTGTTTTTTGTAATCATGATTAAATGCTCAGTTGTTTAATTACTCCTTGATTGTTTTTGGTTTGTACAATTTAACTTTATCAATAACCTTGATAAGTCCTTTATTTTGAACAGCATTAACAGTTGAAGAGTGATAAACTACTTTTTCTCCTGTTGATGTTTCGCAATTCCACATTCCATTCGCAACGTCTTTTAATTTTTTGGTCTCGTCTGCCATAATTATATATTTAAGGGTTAATAATTAAATCTATGTAGCTGCAGTAATAGCTGCTTGAACAGTAGCTATATCATCGTAAACAAACGCAGCTTGATCCAGGTTCTTCACATATTGGAAGAATCTGCTTTCTCCTACTAACGTAAATTTGTTAGTAATAAACTGATCGTTAATCCATCCTAAACGGATACTAAACGGAACGTAATTAACTACGTTATATTTAGACATATCTGCCACAAATATTTTTCCGGTTGGTATTTTTATCCAAGGCTTAATAATTACACCTCCGATTCTTACCTCGTTAAATAATCCTGCTTGAGGATATAAAGGTAATCCGTTTCCGTCTTTTGCTCCAACTAATTGCTTAAAGAAGTCAATAGGGTTAATCATTACAATGCTAGGCTGATAATGTGCCTCATCTGTAAATGCTTGCGTTCTGTAAATATCTGTAATGATTGCATTTACTACATCCATAAAATTAGATGTTCCAAGAGCAAAATGGTCTACCATTCCTGTTGATACGAAAGTTCTTCCGTAAACAGTTGCTCCGGTTGGGTTCTCACCAGTTCCATCTCCAAAATAAACTCCGTTTACTTTGAATAAATCGTGTTGTTTAGATAAATGCTCTTTTGCAACAGACATTAATCTAGCATAATCCGTAACAGATTCTTCTGTTAAAATCTCATAAGCTGCAGCTTTTTTAGGAGTTGCATAACGATTTTCCCATTTAAAATCAGTTTGTGGTTTAGATGCTCCTTCTGCAACAAATGCATAACCACCTTCTTTTGGTGTTAATTCAGTATAAGATAAACTCGGAGAGTTCGTGCTTGTTACTGTACAAAGGCTTAATAATGCAGAGTCGTTTCTTAAATTGAAACTTCCTAAATTAGTACTCACATCCAATGGAGGAGTATCAATATCAGTTCCACTTCCTGTCGTAATATCTGCGACAGCTTTAGGTGTAAACAAAATCTCACCGGATTTGTTTTCCTTAATTTCGTTTAGTTTGGCTTTGTTTTCTCTAAGGAAATCTCCGAATTGCCCTAAAACTGTTTTTACAATTTTAGCTTTTTGCGAATCGATATAATCCTCCAATGCCGTCCCTTGAACTTTTACAGCGTCGATGAGTTTTTGTAACTCCTCTTTGCTTGCGTTGTTTTTTTGAGCTTCTTGTAAATCTGCTTGAACTTTATCAAACTTAGCATCAAGAGCTGCTCTCATTTCTTCAGGTGTCATAATTTTTTAAAATTATTTATTAAATATTCATTTTATCGGTAAAGTGGATCGTCCCGGCTTTACAGTTTTTAGTTTAGTAGTGATTTACTCGGCTACTAACCATGCTTTTATAACTTCAACTTCTTTATTAGGCTTTATATCCTCTTTTGAAGTTGAGATTGTTGGTGTTATTGGATTGCTTCCCATAGGAACAGCAGATCCTTCAATTACTTTAGCTTCATAAACTGCCCAAAAATAACCATCCTTTGCAACTTCCTGTTTATTAGCTATTTTATCAATATGCTTGTCGTATTCTTCTTTGTAAGTTTCATCTCCCTCTTCTGTACTGTTCATCGCAAATTTAATATTTACATAAAACATTCCTACTGAGTGATTATCTACATTACCATCGCTATATTCTTTATGCATTTGTGGATTACGACTCGCTTTAATATTTGAGTCAAAAACAAGTGCTTGAGTTTCTCCTTCTACATCATATCCTAAATCTTTCCAGGAATATGTTTTTGTGAATGCTTTTAAATCGTCTTTATCAGCTATAATTTTACTAAAAGCCATTTCATGCTCTTGTAAATGTTTAATTCTAGGATTTTCTTTAAGTGATTTTTTCCAAAGACCGTCAATATGAACATCCTTATGGCTATCTCTAACCATTGTTGTATTAATAATTGCTCTAACCTTAACTGCTGATTCGTCGTTATTTATAGCTGCATCCTTGCTTGCTGATAGTGTTTTATGTAATAATGCAGGCGCGCAAATAGAATCTGCTTTCTTAAAAACTGATTTTTTTTGATAAATAAGATCATCCTCGTTTTCCTTTAACCACGCGAAAAGCTCCTTTTGTGTTTCAAACTTGGGTATTTTTATCATAACGCTATTTTTTATAAATGTACAAAAATATCTAACCTACTTTTTAATCAAGGTTTGATTTTTTGTTTTTTCAATCTTCATTTTGTTCATTTTCATCGCTTTCTCCCTCTTCTCCATTTTCTCCCTCTTCTTCTGACGTTCCGTTGCTGTTCCCATTTTCTTGCATTTTTACTTCAGTTAATACTATGTTTTTATCATATCCACACTCTTCAAGAGCAACATCATCCGGTAAGCCTGCTGCTCTTAAAGCAGATAACGCCTGTCCTCTTTTCATTATACCATCAAAACGCTCAATTAATATAAATTGCATTATTGGCATGTGCTCGTATGTACCTTTTAATATAAGGTTTTTATCCTCAATTAAAACTTGTAATGTCGCTAAGAAACTATTTAAAGTCGGTTGCATTTCATTTTGAATAAACGAAACCATCGATTCTTTG